TCAGAGCTTTCGGTTTCGAAAATCTCTTTGTGCTCTTCGCCGTAGCGTGCGTATTCCAGACCAAACAAAGCGTTCAGACCGGGCAATAGCTCCTTAAGGAGTTGTGCGCGTGAAATTGCCATTAGTCAGTCTCCTTACACGCCAGTTGGGTTGAGATACTGGTGCATCCCCTGATTCCACTTGACGATAACTTCGGTGTAAGAACCGGGGTTACCCGCCAATGCGGTTTCAGGAACAACATCAATAACGCGAATTGGCCACGTGGAAGTGGTGTTTGTCGCGGCAGTGATGGCCACCTGTGAGTTGCCAGTGATGGTCGAGCCTGTGTTCTGGGCCAGAACAGCGTTGTTACCGACCGAAGTGCGGTTCACGTAGCTGATTGTGGTCGAGTTGAAGGCCGTCACAACGGCACACTTGAACAGAGCGTCCGGATCGTCTTGCACGTATGCAACAACGTCGGTGATGTTCGTGGTACCGGGGTAGTACTGACGGAAGGTTTTACCGAACACCGGATCGGTGTACGAGCAACCAAGGAACACGCCGACTGGCGTGGCGGCAGTTGTGCCGGTGTCCTTAGCAAGAGTACCCGTGTCGGCCAGCTTCACGACGTCACCATAATAGATGGCTGTCGAAGAGTTGGTCGCAATAGGAATCTGCCGCGTAGCACCTGCAAAAACCTGCCCACCGATCAAATTGATCGGGATCAGCCCGTAGGGGGCTGAAACAGAAGGATATGCCATGTTTCTAAGCTCCTAGCTTATTTGCCTTTACCAAATGACGTCGATGACTTCTTCTCGCGGAAGAGAGGCATACGAGCGTCGTTCTCTCTCATGAAGTTGTTATCTACAGATTCGATCTGAGCGCGGTTCTTGTCAGCGAAATAACGCTTACGCTGAACCATAAACTCAGTCGGGATTTTGCAGAGCAACAACCCGCCCATTTCAATGTTGTCCTTAAAGCGGCTGTTAGGATCGGATAGAAAGGCGAGCTTGGGCTGCTCTTCAATCCGTACCGGTTCCCATCCCTCACGGAACTTGGCTGAGACGTTTTTGGCGTCTGACTGCTCCATCATAGAAGTGCGAATCCACTTATATGAGTACCCGGGCTGGCGGTCAGGCTCAGGAAGCCCAGCTGCTGGTGCCCACGACTCAGGTCGCTTCGCGCTTGTACGATCTTCGTGCTCACGTGCTATTCTAGTTTCTGCCATTTTAACGCTCCATCTTCATCAGTTCACGAGCATATTGCTCTGGGGTTAGACCTAATCGCTTAGCGATTGTAATCTGGGACTGTTTCAACACGATCTTTTTGGAGGATGTGCTACGAGAAGCTGGTGCGACTACATTGGCAGGCTTTGAGGCGCGTTGAGCCTTCGCAGTGCCTTCGGTCGCTTTGGACTCGTCCCCGAAATATTCCGGAAAACGACGACGCATCGTTGTGTCGATAGCGCCCCAATATTCGTCGGTGCCCACAAACTGCGGACCACGTTCTTTCTCAAGCTTCTGGTGAAGCCCAAGTGCCGATGCAGTCATCTCCGGATCAGTTCCCCACCACATATTGCGCTCTTGCCACGCCATAGTTTTGGGGTCCGGTTGCTGAACTTGCACCTGCGGTTGGGTAAGTTGTACCTCTTCTTGTACATCTTGTAAAGCGGGACGATAACCTGCAAGCTGTTGCAGCTTATATTGCGCCTCGTTGAGCTTCTGCTGTGCGTCCAAGACGCGATCAGTATCACCGGCTTCGTAAGCATCCTTATACTCACGTTTGGCCTGTGCAAGCTCATATTCGGCGCTCTGCTTGAAGCTACCGACCAATGTCTGCTCACCCTCGGAAAGGGTGGCCTTCAGCTTGCGGTTTTCTTCGAGAAGCCGTTGCGCAGCGCTTAAAGCTTCGTTTTGCTCGCGCATAACACGTTCTTTTTCGCGGCGCTCGTCGTGCCAGACCTTCTTCATCTGCTTAAGGCGGATTTTGACTTTCTCAGAATACTCTTCGAGTTCGTCGGCCTCAAGCTCGTCAACGACTTCCTTCGGCATTGGCTCACGGCCACGGTCTGCCTCAGGGGTATCGTCTTCAACCTCGATGTCAGGGTTGCTATCTTCGGAAACAGGGGTTTCGTCTTCGACTTCCCACTGGAAGTCGTCATCATTTGGCTCATCTGCCATATTACTTCTCCTTTGTACGGTTACCCGTTTTTACCCGCGAGAAATCCCGCGAGGGTCTTCCACAACGCCTTCAACCGCATCATCGTTAATGATACGGAATTGACGTCCATGAATTACGATACGTGTGCCCGCGTGCGGACGCACAAGAATGAAATCACCTTCCTTGCACCAAGGACCGCTTGGGAAGCGCTTCTCGTCAGTGTAGCAGTCTGGGCCGAGCTTTGCGGCATAGAGCACTGTGGCGAGCAGTTCCTCGTGGTGAAGGGTAATATCTGCCTTGATGATGCCACCCTCGGTGGTCTTCTCGATCTCAGGGATAGCACACAGGATGCGATACCCAGAAGGCTCAGGAAGTTGCTTAGCCCGGTCTTCAAAGGCAAGCTCAGGGGCAGCACCCACTTTAGGGATGGGACGGCCAGCGAGGTCAACGAGATCAGTCATCGTCGTTCTCCAACCGCTGTGCAGTATCCGCAAGGACGCTGGTTGCCATCATCAAGCCACGGATGATTCCGCAGGCATATTTATAATCGCCATGATCCTTAGCACCGCCACGAGCGAGGTCGTCGCTCATGACCGTGATCTCTTCTTGGATTTTATCGGCGATGTGTTTTAGGACATCATTCCTCATTCAATTTCCTCTGGTTGCTGGGTTGGAGAAACAGGGGTTTCGGTTTGTGCAGCTTGGAACTGTTCGCGGGCAACTTCTATGCCCATACGAAGTCCTTCCATCTGCTCCTTGGCGGATAGGTTGGCCTGATCCGTTGCAATCTTGGCCCCCACTTGGAGGCCAGCGATTTCTTCTTGTGACTCGATGCGCATCTGCTCAAGTTCGAGACGGTCGTTCTTCTCAGCGGCGTCGATTTGCATCTTCTGCCTCTTAAGTTCGAGTTCGCCCTTCTTGATCTCAAGCTCAGCCATCTGCATTTGCACGATGGGGTCTTGAGCCATCTGCTGGTTCTGCTGCTGTTGGGCTTCAGACTGGTTCTTCTGGAGCAACTGGCTCGACGCGGCTGCGGCCAGACGCGAGATTGCAAGCTCTGTGTTCTCATCCATCTCAGCATTTGGCGGAGGCAGCGGCACACCGGCCTGCTCCTCGACCTGACGACGATACTCGAAGGCCAAGTGTTCGGCTATATGTGCCTGCATAGCGGCCTGCATGGCCTGCGCGTTGGGGTTCTGACCCATAAGCTGCGCGACCTTGGGGTCTTGCATCGCGTTCATGTGGACCTGAATATGCGCTTCGTGGTCTTGGTAGATAAACGCCTTGACCGGTTTGCCGTTGATGACGTCCATATTCTCGGACACAGGGTCACGCGGCTTCATCTCATCGCCATCCTTGAGTGGCACGAGCTTCTGGGCGTTCTGGATGCCAAGCACTTCCAACATCTGACGGTGCAGATATGGCAGGTCATAAAGCTGCGGCGCGCCTTGTGCGAGTTGCAGAACTGCTTGATATTGCACAATTTTCTGTGCCATCGTTGCAGCGTTGGGGTCGCTGACAGGGATGACCGTGACCATGTCATAGTCGCTCTGCTTCGCTTTGCGGTCACCTTCGACTGGGTCGTAGGAGTAAGTGTCGGGTGTGTAGTCCCGAATGATACCCTTGAGGAGGCGGAACTCCTGCTTCATCGAGTAGTGGATGCGCGCTTGGATAGCCGACATGGACTTGAGCGTGCGCTCAAGGATTGCCAGTGTGGTGCCGACAGGGGCTTGGCCCGACATATCGCTGATCTTCATATCAGCAGCGCCAGCGAAGCGACGGCCTTCCTCTACGATGGTGCCTAAGAGGCTGTACAGGACCTGTGACGGCTCCTTATAGGGCAATGGCATGATGTTATCACGCATTGTGCCCGAAGCGACGTCCACATCGCGCCATTCAGCAGGCGCAATCGGCGTATCGTCACCCTTGACCCTCAGACCTTTAGTTTTGAAGCCACCCGGGAGATTAGATAGAGTACCAGCATCAACAAGCTGCCGAATAAGACTGGTACCAGACTTAGCAAAAGCACCGACAAGGTGAATAAGACCAAAAGCATAGAAGCCGAAGCCCGGAACATACGGATAATGTACGAAGTGCTGGCGCTTATTCTTGAGTTTGTCATCGGGGTCCCAGTTACGACGGATGGAGAGGATTGTCTCGGTCGCCTTGTCCATGGTCACGACGTAAGGAACGGCGATTTCAGCTTCTGCCTCGTCTTTTGCAAACTTGTCGTCTGGCAGTACCAGTTCTACGTGCATTTCGAGGAGTTTGTAACGGTCGT